GCCACCCTTTTGGACTGAGCATAAGTCGGAGCAATATAGGCAAATCGTGGGTTTGGTTTCTTGCACTCAATGGCAGCCTTTATCAGATGGTTGATAGCGCTTACAGTCTTGCCCATACGACGATGAGCTACTACAACCGTAAACCTGTGGTTATCTACTGCCTCATGGATCTTTAGCTGCTGATCCCTTGGCCTGTAAGCAATCTCGATTACTTCTGCCATGTAACCACATGCTGCTGAGGTGCGCCATCAAGCCCTGTTACCTCAGTCCTAGCCAGCTTAGGGATATGGTACTCAGATAGCTTCTGGATAATGTCCAATGCCTTATGAGGATCCTTATCAGCTACCTCATTAAGCCATCTATCCATGTTAGGAGCATTGCGCTCTAGTAGGTTAGCTATAGCTTCTCTTACGATGCCAGTAGACTTGTTAACCGTTCCTTTAGGTCTCCCCTTACCCATGTTAGTAAGGTTAGCTATTCGTGTATCTTCGTCTACTTTACTGATTTCTGTTTCCATTTTTGCATTACCTCTCAGGTGTCATGCGCCGTAAATACCCTCGTATATATCCGGCCTGTTAGCCTTTATCCACTCTCGTGGCTCCTCATGGCATTTCTCAAAGTCCGTCCCTACTGTCTGGCTTCCTGCGTGATGAACATAAGCCCTTGATACGAAATGCTCAAACCCTGCGCTTTGCAGGTCATGGCATATTATATTATCGGAATACCAATTCGTGCTAGGGAACTTAGCTACATCCCATGCCTTCTTGCTAATGGTAGCAAATATTGGTGCTATGACTCCTGTGGGCTTAATGTAAAACTCGCTTTCCCACTTTAATCCGACTCGCTGATCTTCCTCTACCGGGAACCTAATGTTCTGGTCTGGCAATACATAGTCCGATCTGGCTCCCAAGAATCCGACATTTACGCCGTTTGATTCCAGAATTTCCGAATCATTCTTCATCACATCTATAGCACTAGGTGTTATAACAACGTCATCGTTAGACACAATTACTGATTTATAACGTCCATGCTCAAAGGCATAATCTATTGCCGTATTGTAAGCATCGCCAAAGTTATCAGCCTGATTCGGCCTCCATACCAGATTAGGCAAGATACTCTTAGACTTATGCCAAAGCTCTAAGCTGTTGCCAAATAGGTATACAGGCATCGTAGGCGCATAAACTTTAATGCTCTCCAGCAATATCGTTACGCCGGGATTCTTTACCGTACAGATAACTATAGCTTGCACAATGTCACCTTCATAGATTCTACGGCTCTTGGAGTTCTCAGGATTTCCTGATCGGGAAGTCCAGCTTCTGACATTTCTAAGCCTAATTCAGACAACTTAAACTGAAGTTCTGCCAACTTAAATCCTGAATCCCATCCTAGATACCAACTCCACTCGGTATAGTACAGCCAGCTATTCTCATTGAATGCTCTTACGTGAGTAGGATCTTGCCATGCACCTAAACTTAGCTCATACGGTACGGATATAACGAACTCACCGCCAACTTTAAGTAAGTCTCGACAGTTCCTCATGGCACTTACTAAGTCAGGAATATGCTCTAAAACGTCATTTGCGACGATTTTTTCAAACATCTCAGGCTTAATCTTGATCTGTCCGAACCGAGTTTCTACTAGCTCACCCCATTGAACCTTAGATATGTCGCAACACCAGTCAGGGTTAACCCTAACCTGTATGTCTGAGTTTAGGCAATCCTCTCTCCAGTCTTTGCCGCATCCTAGGTTAAGAATTTTGGGCATTTTCAAATTCATTTAAGATTATCAATTTAATATGTTCTGGAAGTGGCTGTGCCTTACTAATCCCGCAAAATTGTCTTTCTAAACTTTTTTGCATGATTACAAAATAGCCTTTTAACAATTCATCATACTTTTCTTTGCTAACAAACTTTTTGTATTTTTTAATTAACCACAACATTATTATTGGATACACATAATCATAATTGTCTAACCACTCAGCCGAACCCCAAAAATTAAAAGTTCTTGGTGTCGGTACATAAAGTGCTTTAGTTTCTTTAGTAAAACACTCAATAAATGGCAAATTATGAGGCTGCATTTGCCTTCCACTACGCTCAAATTCATCTGGATGGTTTAAGTCTCCTGACCATCTAACCGCAGATTGTCTAAAGCAATTGACCATCAATTCGCCAAGCAACGTATCTGCTATTTGAAAATCTATTAAATTATCAAAAGTAGTATTTACAAAATCTTTGCATTTACCCTTAATAATTCCTTTGGGAATATTCGGATAACTTCCCCATACTTCTAGCTCACTTTCATTTACAAATGCAGTAGTGTTGCAAAAAATATAATCTACATCACATTTGGTTAATTCAAGTAGCTCACTTATTGAGCCAGCTATTAAATAATCGTCATCTCCAATAATCCATACAAATTTAGACTCAAATGGCAAGTTATACCCATGTATTACATTGCCACTAAACCCTAAATTAGTATCGTTATGACGAACTTTAATCCAATCTAAACTATCTAAATATTCTTTAGTTCCGTCATTACTTGCATTATTGGAAACATAAACTATTACCCTATCTTCATAACCAGCAATATCATGTTTAATTGCACTTAAACAATTTGTTAATTTATTTAAACGATTATAAGTAGGTATGTATATAGTTAACTCAGTCATTATTCCGGAGCCTAGATTTAGTATTACTTTTTCTTATTTCTAGCGGAAATAGCTGCTGCTTTCTTCTTGGCATCTGCCTTACTGCTAGCACCCCATGCCTTCAGGGATAACAGTAAACGAGTAGGCTCACCGTTAGGCTTCTTCTCTGGCCCCGGCATATTTCCCATACGTGCTAAAAAGCTCGCTCGACGGGGGTTGTCTCCTGACTTGACTGGAGCCTTTAGGTCAGAGCCGGGATTCTCAGCCTCATAAGACTTGCGGCCTTTCTCATTAAGACCACCCTTGGCATTCTTGCCAGCCTTCTTAGTCCAAGCCGCTGCCATTATTCGTCCTCGTCTTCTTCTTCGTCATATTCCATCTTTGCCATTTTGAGCATGGTCTTTTGCTTCTCAGTCATAGCCTTGGTCACAGGCCCTCCAGTTAACCACGCAGAACAAGTACGATCAGCAGCACATTTGAACTCGAAAAGCTCACAGTAGCCTAGTTCTGACTCTGCTACCACCTCGTTAGCGTAAGTCTCAGCGTCTGATTCCTCGCCCTGAATGCCCTTGATAATGCAGTCCATCATCTCAGGAGTCTGGATAAATGCAGCACAGTTACCACAGCGCATTGTCTGTGCATTCTCTGGAGTCGTAGCCCATTCCTCAGCACGTTTATCCCAGAAGTCTTCAGGCTCCTCTGGGTTAGCCGGGCCATAGCCTACATTCTTAAAAGCCCAATCCCTATTCTCTAGGTTGAGCTGGATGTCTGAACAGACTTTAGGACAAGGTTTCATTTTTTGGCTTTATTCTTAGCTGTACGGGAACCACGAACTGGCATTGCAGTCTTGGCTGCTTGCTTAAAGTCCGCTTTAGTAGGAGCGCCCTTAGTTCCCGGCTTCTTCATTTTCTCGCCAGAACCCTCGGCTATGCGCTTACGCTTGGCATGAATATTACTGTAGAGACCGGGCTTCATTTCTTGGCCTTTTTCTTAGCTACGCCAGCCTCACTGAGCGCAATTGCGACCGCTTGGCGCTGAGACTTGACCACAGGGCCACCCTTGCCAGAATGCAATTCGCCTTTGCCATACTCACGCATAACTTTGGCTACCTTCTTGGCTGCTTTCGTCTTCTTCATTAAGAATCTCCTGTACCTGCTGTGCTAACTGCAATTCGGTAACCTCGTACCGACGCTCAAAAGCTTTTCTTCCCATGCCGTGATAGCCAGCATTCCCCCGATGATGCTCAGGACAAAGTGGGATAGTTGCGTAATTAGAATTCCTGACACCCATCCCCAAACCTATACCTCTGATATGGTGAATCTCTGCTGGAGTCCCAATATAGCCAAGCCTATAACAAATTATACAGCCTATATCAGCTACTTTTGACAGGTATTGAGCCTCTTTTTTACGCACGATTTTTGCCTTGGAGTTTCTTCTGAACATCCAGAACCAGAGCTTTAATCTGGTCTGGATAGTAATACTTGAGATTACCGAAATGCTTTATACCTAGTTGTTCTATCTCATGCTCGGTTAAATCCCGCAGCTTAATGGGCAATTCCTTGGTCTCGAATAATTGCCTTTGCCGGGTCATAGCGTAAGAAAGATTCGCCTTCGTCGCATTCAGGACACACAGTCACGGTTCCGTCAGAACAGCAAGGATCGTTCGCAGTAGGAACATCATCGCTATCTGTTACATAACCGCAATACTCGCACTGCACTAAGTTGCTATCATCCACTATGTTTGTGTCGTTCATATTATCCTCTTATTGAGTTGCTCTATCTATATGTCTATTTGATGCTTCTTGCGTCCTGTAAACGTCTATGCGAGCCTGTGCTGCTACCAACATCCACCGCAGTGTTTCTGCCTTCTCTACGGCTTCTTTAAGGCCATCCAGTACCGCTAGATACTCTGGATGACTGTACGCAAAATTGTCTTTATCTGCAATAGTATTGCCTATCGCACCAGCAAATAGCATGGCTTTCTTGCTCTTACGGAATTCCTCTAGGTATGTAACCTGAGCCTTGGCCTGAGCATATTCAGCAGAATGTCGAATCATGTAGTCGATTGCTTCGTGGGGATTTATTGTTTTCATATTAACGGCTAGTAACTTTTACAGAGAAAACAGCAGAAACTTTTGTGTATTTTGCAATTACAGCAGCATCAATTCCTACGTCAGCAGCTAATTTTTTCCAGTCTACTGTGTTGCGGTTAGACTCAATTACCGTAGCTTTAAACAAAGAACCTTCATAAACATTGGAACCGTTTGGCGCTGTGCTGGAGTCTTTGAGTTCGGACTTGATTGCTTCGGCTTGTTTTTCTAAGTCAGCAATTTGTGCCAAGAGTGCGCCAAGGGTATCTA